GATACAGGACTAATTAATTATATCTCCGATTTCTTTTCTAAGAAGCCTCAAGAACAAAGTAATTTTACAAATACTAAGAAACTTATGGTTTTCCTTGCTTCTTTTCTTGGCAAATATTCTCCGGTTCCATTTATTGCAAAATTTACTACTAATTTGAATAATACTACAAAAGAAATGGAATCTCTCGATAAACTTGCTGATATTCTTGGTGACGTCCTGTCTGAATTTGGTTTTGATATTACTTCTAAGGCTAAAGCTATCACAGAACTTCGTAATGGAATGATTGAAATTATTGAGAAAACACCAAAGTTCGAAGCTTTGGTAGCTACTAAAAGTGTAGCTTTTGTTCGTGATGAGAATTTTAAAGATTTTATGAAATGTTATAATAAGATTCAGGAAATTAAGAAACAAGTAGATACTGGAGTTTATATGTCCATTAGAAATACTAATTTTTGTGCTGATTTGATGCAATTTAATACTCGTTATATTCGAATGAAAGCTGCTATTGATTATGTGCGTGCAACAAATGGACGTCGACAAGAACCTGTCGCTTTTCTTTTTCATGGACTTCCAAAATTAGGAAAAAGTCAACTTATGTGCCAAATTAAATCTCGAATAGGTAAAATTTACAAGAGTGAATATAGTAATAAGGATGATTATCTTTTTATGGATGACTTTGATGATTGGACCACATGGCAACAAAATACTACTGATGACTACCATCAGGGATATAATGGTCAAGAAATTCATGCTGTTGATGATTTGTTTAGTAGAGTAGATCACTTAGATCATAAGGATATGTTAAATTTTATATCTTGTGTTGTTTTTCCTACCCGTCAAGCTGAATTGAGTGAAAAAGGCAAACCGTATGTTTCTAAATTACTTCTAGCTTCTTCAAATATTTGGCCAACTTCCAGTACTACAATTAATTGTATTGATGCTTTACATCGTCGTTTTACTGTTATTCGCTTTACTAAAATTGCTGGTCAGAGTGTTCCTAAAGATGGTTTTGATAATGATTTTAAATGGTTAGATCTTGCAGAAACAGCAGGAGAAGTATACTCCTATAGAAAGAATACATCTACTAAGAAAGTTACGATTGATGATATCTGTAGACATATTATTGAAGCAATGAAGATCAAACATGATATGTTTCAAGCCGGTCTTGCAGCCGCTCAAGGAGATGATGAATATGGTCATTACATAGACATTATTCCCGGAGATGTTCCTGATACTTTAACAAAAGTATATCTTGAACAGGATTGGACCTCTTCTTGTGCAAAATATCGTCAAGATCGTAGTATTTATAGATTTATGCGTAAACTTAAAGTTAGAAATCCGTGTGAACCTGGTGATGAAGGATTATATTCCATTGCTGATCTTGCTGCTTATAATAATCTTTATAATGATTCTAGAACTATTTTGTATTGTTTGACTCAATCTGATTTTAATGATTCTGGCTTTGCTCTTATTGTTGAAGATGTAGATGGATCTTATCTTTTCCTTAATACCCTTACTGGAACCCTTCATCGTACCTATGAAAATTTTTCTATGCATTATATTGACCCCGATGTTGAACATGTCGATGATTTTGATGATTATTGTTTTACTGATAAAATGCATCTCTACTTCCTTACCCTTTACCATAAGATTTATGATTCTTTCAGACC